CCTTTTTTATTAAATATGTGTATGATGGAGTATTAAAGTGCCTAGAGGACGTATGCATAAACATGAAATGCTAGCAAGAGTTTATAAATTGAAGACTGCACTATACGATGAGACAAATACATTTGATTGTTCCTCAGAAGAAAAGAAAGAAGGAGCACATAATGCTCTCAACCAAGTCCTAGACATCCTACAGGAGTTCCGAGAGTGAAAGACCTAGACTTTATTGATGATGTTCTAGAAGACGATATAGAGGGTCTGAGAGCACGTATAGCGAAGGCAAAAAATGAAGTGTTAATGGAAGAACCCTGTCCATTTTACGAAATTGAGGATTGGACCTACGACTAAATAGTAGTGCTTGGGATGCTGACATACAATGCCTGCTAATTGGTATAAAGAACAACCGAAAAATAGAAACTATCTATCTCCTTTAGGTTTCCAACTTAAGTTGGAACTTTTTGAGGGGGTAGATTTTTTCTGCCAAAGCGCAGGCATCCCTGAGATTAACATGCCTTTCACAGAGGTTCCTACCCGCTTTAGAAACTTCCCTGTCACTCCTGGTGGTGGAGTTACCTATGGTGATCTACTTGTTCAATTTATAGTTGATGAAGATCTTGTAAACTACAAGAGTATACATGAATGGATTAAAAAGAATGGAGGATCTGAGGAGCACAGCAGTGATGAGATAGAATTTTCTCAGGGTCAATTGCACATCACCACTTCACATTTTAATATAAATCACATTGTTGATTTTAATCGTTTGTTCCCAATCAGTTTGACGGGTCTCACGATGGACGCTACACAAACTGACACACAATACTTCACAGCACAAGTCGCTTTCAAGTATACTGATTTTATAATCCGTTAAGGATCTAATGTATGAATTTTGACAAACTACATCATCTCTTTGAAAAAATTAAATCTGACTGGAAGACTGATAGTTACGTAGAACATGAGTTCCGCAACAAATCATACTCAGCAGACCTAGGAAAAATCTCATTAGAGATCCCTTTCTTACATAATAAATACTTAAACCATTACACAGATCTTTCACAGGTAAAGACTAGTCTAGAATTTGAATTAAGAAAAATCATAAAAGAAAAACGAGAGTATTACGGCGGTGAAGCAGATGCTAAAACGTATGCCGAAAAACCTTTTGGGTCTAGTATTAAAACAAGTGAAAAGATGAGAGTCTATCTTGATGCTGATGAGGAAGTCATCAACATTGAAGCAAAGGTTAAGTACATTGAGATGATGTTAAATTATCTTGATCATGTGCTAAAGCAAATTTCTGCTCGCAACTACCATGTGAAAAACGCGATTGAATGGGAAAGATTTATTAATGGAACCTAATGTCCGACATTGTTATTAAAAAGAAGAATGAGGTTTATCTGACTCTTCAATCAGAACCTCACATTCATCATGAACTATCAGATTATTTTTCTTTTGAACTACCTGAAGCAAAGTTTCTGAAGAGACAACCTAGGTTCAAATACTGGGATGGAATGATTCGTCTGTACTCTCCAGGTACAGGCGAGTTGTATACTGGGTTGTTAAATCACCTCAAGCTTTGGGCAAACGAAAGACGTTACACAATTGAGTATGAAGAAAATGAATGGTATGGAGACGCAGAGGAGTCTAATGACTTTGTATCCCCTGGTGGCGTAAAAGTTTTTATGGATAAGATCTCTAAGTATGAACCTAGAGACTATCAATATGGCACAGTTTATCAAGCACTTAAAAACAATAGAGGATTATTTGTATCCCCCACAGGATCTGGCAAGTCATTGATGATCTATAGTATCGTTAGATACTATGTTGCTACAAAGAAAAAAATACTATTGATTGTTCCTACTACATCTCTAGTAGAACAGATGGTAAAAGACTTTAAAGACTATGGATGGAATGCAGAGGAATATTGCCACACCATTTATTCAGGCAAAGATAAGAATACTGATAAACCAGTTGTCATATCTACCTGGCAATCAATCTATAAATTTCCCAAAAGATACTTCGATGACATTGACTGTGTTATCGGTGATGAAGCACATCTATTTAAGTCAAAGAGTCTGACAGGCATCATGACCAAGCTACACAACGCTAAGTACCGCTTTGGGTTCACAGGTACACTAGATGGTAGCAAGACTCATAAGTGGGTATTAGAGGGTCTCTTTGGTTCTTGTGAGAAAGTTACTAAGACTGATGATCTAATCAAGAAAGGATATCTATCTAACTTACGTATCAAAATTCTTATGTGTAAGCATGAGTATCAATACTTTGAGGACTACCATGCAGAGATGGAGTATCTTGTTACATGTAAAAAAAGAAACAACCTCATCAAGAATCTAGTTAAAGATATAGATGGCAATACATTGGTTCTATTCAACTATGTCGAGAAACATGGTGAACCATTGTATGAGATGATAAATAATGTGGTAGCGGACGATAGAAAAGTATTCTTCGTCCATGGTTCAGTTGACGTTGACTCAAGAGAAGAAGTGCGTCAGATTGCTGAAACAGAAAACAACGCAGTGATTATTGCTTCTTACGGAACTTTCTCCACAGGCATTAACATTAAACGTTTACACAATATTATCTTCGCATCACCTTCTAAATCTAGAGTTCGTAATCTACAATCAATTGGTAGAGTCTTGAGGAAGGGAGAAGGAAAAACCATAGCAACACTTTATGATATTGCTGATGACATCTCTAACGAAACAAGATCTAATTACACTTTAAGACATCTATACGAAAGAGTGAAGATCTATCAAGAAGAGAATTTCAAATATGAAAAAGTAAAAATAGATCTAAGAAAATAATATGGAAGAAGAATTCTATTCAACTATAAAATTATCTACTGGTGAAGAACTTATTGCAAAGGTATGTTATTTACCTGAAGAAGATTCTTTACTAGTAGAAAATCCAATGATAGTTGAAACTCATACTTCAAAAAAGAATGGTAAACGTGTAGAAGGATTTGTCTTAAAGGAATGGTTACATTCATCTTATGATGACATGTTTGTATTAAAGATGAATCAAATAGTTACTATGAGTGAATTGGATGAAAGAATCAAAAAATTCTATCTAGGTAATCTAGAAGATGATAAAGGTGAAGTTAGTGTAGAACCTAATAAACTTAAAAACAATGGTTACGTAGGTTCAGTAGAGGAAGTCAAGAAGAATCTTGAATCTCTATTCAAGAGAAGCTAATAGATACAGTTATCTTTTGAACCCTTAACAGAGTCATCCTACTGAGGTTCTGAGGATTTGTCAAGCCCCCTTGACAGATTGTTTGCAATCACCTATAATAGATGCAAGGAAACAAGTAAAAGCATGACCAGAACTAAGAACAAAGAATACTACGTCAACAACAAAGAGTTTCTGGCTGCTATCACTGAGTACCGTAGACTGGTACATAAAGCACTAGAGGATGGTAAAGACCGACCGCGTGTTACCAACTACATTGGAGAGTGCTTTCTTAAGATCGCTACACACCTCTCGTACAAACCAAATTTTGTTAACTACATGTTTCGTGAGGACATGATCTGCGATGGTATCGAGAACTGCCTACAGTACATCGATAACTTCGACCCAGAGAAGAGTTCTAATCCTTTTGCATACTTCACCCAGATTATCTACTACGCCTTCCTGAGACGCATACAGAAGGAGAAGAAGCAACTGGAGATTAAGCAGCGTGTTCTTGAGAAGTCAGGTTATCAGGAAGTCATGTATACCGAACGCTATGAGGGTGATATGGCAGGTATGAACGCATCGTATTCTGACATGGGTAGCATCAAAGAAAATATTGAAACAAGAATGAATCGATGAAATCTACATTAGCAACTAGTCTAGGTCCTAATCCTACAACTGAAAAAAATATTCCTGATGATCAAGTCTGGATTGATGACGTTTTCTATGTCAAGAAAACTATGTTTGGTCTTTACACTAGTGTATTGAAAAATCCTCTTGGTGCTAATTTTATTACTGGTGCTACTGAGGAAGGAGTTATTAAGATGACTAGATGGCATCTTAAGTGTCTGCAAGATGGCACACTTGATGATTATACGTATGTTACTTCTGTTGCTATGGGTGTCAAACTTTGAAAATTGCATTAATTACTGACCAGCATCTAGACGGACGCAAGGGTTCTTTGGCATTCTGGACTTACTTTCAGAAGTTCTATGACGATGTATTTTTTCCAACGCTTGAGAAAGAGGGTATCACCACGATCATTGATCTTGGCGACACATTTGATAACAGAAAGTCTATGGATTATAATGTATGTAATCGAGTTACGACTAATTATTTCGATAGACTAAAGAACTATAAAGTACACATGTTGCTTGGCAATCATTGTGTTTACTATAAAAATACAAACAAAATTAACTCACCTGAGTTGCTGCTCAAGCAATACGATAACATTACCATCTATTCTGAACCCAAGCATCTGAAACTTGGCAGTAAGAAATTCTTGATGCTTCCTTGGATTAATAAAGAAAATCAAGATAAAATCTTTAAACTTCTAAAAACTAGTGAGGCAGACGTATGTTGTGGTCACCTAGAACTCTCTGGATTTGAGATGAATGCAGGTATGGTGATGGATCATGGTATGGACCACAAATTGTTTCATCGTTTTAAACGTGTTTGGTCTGGACACTATCACCACCAATCAAAAAAAGGTAACGTTCAGTACCTTGGCAACCCTTATCAGATGTTCTGGAATGATTATAAAGACTCTCGCGGTTTCCATATCTACGATACTGAAAGTGATAAACTTAAGTTT